GTCAGACGCAAAGCTCATTCCCCAAAAGGGCAACTTATAAGTTGCCCTGTACCGCGCTCTCCCAGCGCGGTCCACCACAAAGCGACGCAATGTCGCCCGTAGGTGGGATGTAGTCCCAGTAGGGAGTTACACCCCTCTTCGTGTGGTACCTCACTTCGCTTTGCCTAAGCGTTATGAGGCAATCACGAACGCTGCCATGAAGGAACGCAAGTAACAACCCTTCAGGATTGTAAAAGCGCCGCTTCATCCGTTTAGGAGTCCGTATTTCACCGTCTTTAATGGTCAGCCTCTTGGGGTTCCCTATTCGTCGTTCATAAATGACCGACTTATTGGAATCTCTCCGCGAGGTTTCTCTGACCATCTCAAAAGGCACACGGACACCAGCATCGTGGTTCTCGGCAGGTGGAATTGGTAGCCACCGAACCGATGACACTAGCCGTTTGATCGTGTTGGGTAAGGAAATCCCTACCTTGGCAGACCAAACGTTCAGAGAGTTGATAGCAACGTAGCGAGACTCAGGTGTATCGAGGTGTTTAATGTAGACACCTCGGACGTCATGACCATTGAAATAGTCACGACCACATGATTCTCGAAAGACTCCTTCAACGAAGGACTTATCGCTATTTACAGAGAAACCCAGAAGGTCAAGGAGCCGTATCACACGAAGTGCGACACGGGAATGACATATGATGTCATCTCCAAAGACCCCCCAGTAACCCTCAAGCTCTTGAGAGAACTTGAGGTCCGTTACCTCTGTACTGTATGGTCGAACCGGTGTTCTACCGATCGACTTTATACAGGCGACTACGACGCAGGAGAAGATTAGGGTTTCGAGGGGAAACGTAAAACCGTTTCCCATTGTACTAACCATATTCAACTCCAGTTGCTCGCCAGCCAGGTTCCCACTAGGGGAACGGAGCAGCTCAACAACGTCCATTACTGAACGCGGTAGAGCCCAGGCCAGCATAGGTAGTCCTATTGAGTCAGAAGCATTGCTTAGATCTAGCGTAGCCAGAACATCAGTCACGCTTCCGAAACGAGCGGCCTCTTGATTGATCTGCGGTTGGGAAGTAATATCGAGTCCAAAGAAGGACACGAGCCTTTCCTCCAACAGTCGGCCGAACCCAAGTTGATAAAACATATTCAACGAAGGCTCAATGGCAATCAATCGAGATGTTGTGTCGTCTTTAGGAACGAAGCTGAACCTACTACCTTGAACTAATGCCGGTTCTCCCCACAGACTAGCGCGGTTGGTCTCCGCGGTCGACCATGTGGAACCAGAGTCATTAGACGTCGCGTTACTATATGCGACTGCCAGCGACTCATTAGTACATGTGAGGGGCGAGTCGAAGAACTTCGTATAGAAGTCCTCCCCTCGCGCACCTACAGATACTCCCGGGCCACACCGTCCGCGATCAAAGAGATCGCCAAGGTGGAAGACCAAGTTGTACCCCTCGGGATAGAAGAACCGGTAGAGCAAGTTTTTAAACTCGCCCATCAGCTCCTCATCGAGGCTAGTATTAGGAGAATAGACCCAGGTTTTACACCTCTCATTAGAGAGGCGAAACTTACTGGAAGCTACGGCATCTCCCTCCTCTGTAGTCCCGCGTGAAGTTCTAAACTTCTTTACGCAGGATTTCATCAGAGAGATAGCTGCAACGACCTTAGGGCTTAGCTCCGGACTCCAATCATCACCGGCTTTCCAGCCGGGTGGAAGAAAGTCCACTAAGTCACTATGAAGGTCAGAAAAGAGCAGATCTGACATTGCCATGATCAGGACTCCTGTCTTAAAACTGCCTACTTTTGCGAATCGCTTGTCTCACTAGAAAGATATCCAGTGAGCATCTCTAACGCCATTTGGCGAAGAGATGGGACACCGCTCAAGATTGCGGTGGCCACGACGGCGAGGACGAACCAACTCTTACGAGTCGGACGTCTTCTTTTGCGAACCACACCGGATCACCTAGCCGAAGCTAGATGACACCCGATATGATCGCATCGCCGAATTCATTGGACTGTTCCCAAAGGGAGCCAATGAAAAGCGAAAGCGCGGCCCGGACACTCTCGGGATCAGCCGTGTCAGCACCTGCTGGCACGGAGATTTCCAGTTTGCAAAGCATAACTTGCTTTGTCTGGCCCGATAGAACGTCGACCCCCTTGCGGAGGCTGACGGTCCACGTGTTCTTCGGAACCGAAGGCAGTTGCCCGTTCGCCAGCAACGCGGGAAGAGTGCGAAGCACCTTCGGACGCGTAGCTAGCAAGGTGAACGGGTTAGAAGGAGAACTGACCTCGACACCCGTCTGGGTGCCCCCGAGCGTTGTAACGGCTCGGGCCACACCATTTACGTCCGGCGCCACATCGGCGACGATCGTATAGGTGGGGGATGTCAGCCCGGTGCCAGGTGCACCGGTAACCGGAGAAGCTGGTGCCCATGTCATGGGAAACCCTCCAGTCTGATGGTAGTCATACGTACTTTGCTTCAGTAGCATCGATGCAGCGCATGACAGCCTCCCAGAGATAGTACACAAGTACTTCCGGGACGGCGCATTTCAGCTTAGACCATCGAACGTCCGTGCTACACCAGTTTCGTAGCGTCACTTCACAGCGACGCGCACGATCACGGGTGAGACGCGAACTTCGCAGGCCAGGGCTGTTTTGCACGGATCCGAAGCACTTAGCACAATCTAAGAGGAGACTGTCTGCTGCACGGATGAAACTGCTAATCCTCTCGTTTCCGAGTGGCGTGTCCAGTACGAAGTCGCGACAAAGATGCCGCGGCGACGTAATATGGTCAAGCACGTTGCGGAGTTCATAACGCTCCACATCGATCGGAAACATCAGAAAAGCATTGTCCGTAATAACATACGCAAGATCTTTGATCTTTGTCATGTTAGACTCCCAAAAGAACTTAGTCGTAAAACCAAGAACGATCTCCTCTCCGATTCGCTACCAGAGCGGCTATGTTAAGCCACTTAAGGCTCCCTATTCCAGGGATCTCAAAGGTTAGGCCTGGCACGAGAGTGCCGGTGTACCTAGCCCTCGAGACGCTCTTCTTTGAGCAGACATATTTCGCGGGCATAAGGGTTACTGACGCAATGTCAGGTACTGTCTTCTTGACCAACGCTTTGTTGGTCCAGGACTCTACACTCTTCTCTAGCTCCTTCCTCTCAGTGCGATTGCACCAAGATAGACGGTTTACTAGATGAGAGAAACCCTCGATTACTTCACCAACATTGGTAAAGTAATCTATCAAGAACGAGTATGGCGTTAGCTCCCAAAGAGTTGGTAGGAAAGCCCCGGGGTTAAACCCGAAGAGTTCCGGATCCATCTCAGAGGGATTTCGCGCTTCTACTCGCATGGCACCTCGATAATAAACGCTTACGCGTTCAGTCGAGACGATCCCGTTCTTCCAAACAGCCAAACTGGCTTGTTGACCTTCGGAAGAAAGGACGGCGGACTCGGTAGTGGCACTGGCCCTAACGGACCTAGTTTCAATACCTGCTTGACCGATCTTATGGCGATGGAGCGCTTGCGCCCCATCACGTATATCGTTCAAGAGAGGACGCCATCCAAACTGGACCTCTAACCATGCGTCACCCAGATCCTGCACAATTCGCTTCCGAAGAAGCGCGTTGGGCAGTGCTCGTCGCGGTCCACGTATATTTCTGGCCACTTGTGTCCAGTTATCTACGTTGCGGCGAAGAGCCTGAGTGGGATTCTTGATCATTCGCAACGTTTGGGCCAGCTCACCTAGAACGATTCCGCCTTGCATGGCGGAAGTCAGTTCTGTGATGCGCTGTCCAAAGCGTGCTAATGCCTTAGCGTCGGCGCTTGTCGAACTCAGCGATGAAGGATTACCTGCAGGGAGCGATATATCAATATTCAAACTCCCGGTAACTAAGACGGATCGAATCTGTGTGGGGAACGCCGCATTATACGGCCTATCCACATACAGTCTCCCAGCGATCAGCTTGGAGGTCGATTCGCTTCCAGAAAGCGTCGTCGTGGCGTCTAAGCCCTGACGAAGCCTTTCGCGCCAACCTGCGACGTTTTCGCCGTAGGTTACAGAGTTAGTCCACTTCACAGTGGAGTAACTGACACTGTCAGGACCCGAATCCTGCCCATTTTGTTGGGTAAGCTTCGTAGTCGTTTTGACAGTATTCGCGCTGGAATAAGACTTTGTTACCATTTATGCAAGGTCCTTCAAGGTTGAGAACGGGGCTGCTCTCCCCAGGTTTTTATGCCTGAATTGAGCTGGTGCGTAGTCTCTGAGCTCTGATCGAGCTCTGGG